CTGGGTGAGCATCTGCTCCTGCTCGTCGCGGAATTCTTCGATCTGCTCCGTCAACTGCCAGTTCATGTAGTCGCGCTTGCGCTCTGCGATCTCCAGCTTGGACTTGTCGGCGTCACCCAGAATCTTCGTGCGGGTCGGGCCGTTGGGCGGGAACAGTTCCTTGATGGCGCGGGAGGCAAAGTCCACGCAGGCTTCGGCCATCACGGGGTGGACAACCTTCGATGCGCCCATGAACGTAGCGCCGCCAGGAGCATCGTTGCCCATGCCGGTGCGCTTGATGCCTTCCTCATACTGCTTATCGCGCAGCGAGCGGGCTTCCTTGTCCTTGTCGATGTAATCGATGTACTGCATCGCAATGCGGTCAAGGTCGAACGGGTCGATCTCGTCGCTGTCGGCAAGGTTCTCGTAGAAGTCTTCGTCCTCCGAGGGGCCACGGGTCTTGTCGGGCATCGTGACAACAGCGGAGCCGTCAGGAAGCTCCTCAATCTCGGAGTCGTCAAGCTCGATGTCAACTTCGACTGAGCCGTCCTCGTTCTCCGTCATGCCCTCGGGCATATCCTGCTCTTCTTCGCTCCCAATGCCTGGGACTTCGCGGCCATATTCCTGCTCGATGGGGAATTGCGTTGCCATAGTTAAGCCTTAGCCTTTCGTTTATTTTGGACTTTGATCAGCCCGTCATTGACAGCGCCGCCTTCGGCCAACTTGAGTTCAAGTTTTTTCCGACGCATATAGTCGTAAACCTGCTTGATGTCGTAGGGGTCGAATTCTTGTTTCGCCAGCCCCTCTTGGTAGGTCTTGACCGCATCAATGTTTCGCTGGCCGATGGTCTCAGAAATGTATTTCTTGCGCTTTTCCATAGCGCCAACCGCCATGTTCCTCAGTGCTTCTGGTTTGGCGTTTGGATACATCGCCTTCATCTCACGATACAGATTCTCGAATGTCTTGGGCATCAAGATTTCAACAGGCATATTTGGCATTGAGCCTGCATACACGCCTGGAAAATCTGTGTCATAAGTTGACGACTTGGATGGACGCAGCTTGCCAAATACATCAAGTTCCGCAGCCACGTTTCCAACGTAGCCCTTTGGCACACCCTTCAAATTCTCTGCCAGCACCGAACCAGAAAGATCGGGCAGGTTGTAGCCCAGGCGCTTCTGGTTTTCAACCATTCCCATGCGATCCATGAACGCCTTCCGCATATTCATAGGGCTGAAACCCTTTATGTCTTTTTCCTTGTCGGAGGCAAGCCCTTTTCTCAACTGCTGCTCAAACTCAGGAGAGCCAAATGGAGCCATGTCTTTGAATGCGCCCTTCTTCCCCTCGAAGACCATGTTCCTCATGTTCTCGTCAATCGCCTTGATTTCTTTCTTTGTCAGACCAGCTTGCTTTATCAAGTCCAAGGCAATGTCGGTTGGGAATGTGGAAGCCATCTCAGCGCCCTCACCCATGCGAATCGGGAAGCCAAACACCCGGCCAGTGCCGGTGCCAAGCAGCCTGTTCTCCACGGACGCCTCATTGATTCGATCCATGATGCGCTTGGCAATGCCCTCGTTGGAAGCGCCAGCAATCCGTTGCTTGATGTGATTCAGGTCAAGCATATATTCGTCGCCGCCCTCCGTCAGCACCGGCTTGGTCAGCGGGACATCAGACACTTCCGTAACCAGCTTGTTCCGGCTGGTCGCGTCCCACGGGAAAATTTTTGCCTGCGAGTCTTTGATGGCCTCAATGTCAAGGTCTTTCCTCGGGGCCAGCCCACCCTGGTCGGTGACCTTGTAGCGCGTCCCAACATCAGGGTCTGGCTTGAGCGGCGTATGCGGCCTGTACACGCGAGGAGCGGCTTCAGCCGATGCTTTGGCGAACTCCAGAGCGCCGTGCTTCAGCGCACCAGGGATGCTGGCAACAGCCCGGATAGGTGCGCCAGGGCCGGTATACACGCCGCCAGCCAATCCGCCCATCTCTTGTGCGGCTTTGCCTACAGGCGATGTAGGCGGCAGTGGCAGCGTCTCTTTCCAATGCTCGGAGCCATACGGGACTTTGTAGCCCTCGTTGCCAGTGACAAGGCTGTAGATGTCGCTCGGGATGTTGGCGATGTCTGAGGGAGCGCCGAGCGCACCGGCCACAACGCCGCGCAGAACGTCCTTGGGAACGTCTTTTGCAGCCTCGGGGTCTTGCTTGGATCGGCGGGGCTTCATCTGCGGGAAGACGCCAAACGCAGCGCCACCTTCAGCCATGTGAACCTCGCCGCCGTGCTTAAAAGGGAAGTCCTTGGGGTCTCCGAGCTTTGGCTTCTTCGCCAGCACCAGCGGGCCAATCTGAATGACCTCCTCCGCGCCAAGGATCGGGGCCATCGTCTGGCGATCATAGAAGTAGCCGTGCCGCTCAGGGTCGTAGCCCACCTGACGCCAGTCCTTGTGGTTCAGGTATTCCTGGGCGCTCTTGACGGCTGCTGCCTCATCCATAGGGTTCCACTCGCCGCTGATGACGGCCCACGGGCCTTTTGCGGCCTCGCCAGTGGCAACGCGCAGCGCCTTGTCGGGGGCTCCGAACATTGTGGCGTTCTTGACGGACGACACAGAGCCGTAAGCCGTTGGCTCGCCCTTGCGGTGGACAGAGTTGACCCAGACGCCGTGGTCTTTGTATGCGGGGATGTCCAGGCGCAGATCAGTGGGCTGACCGGCAGGGATTTCCTTGGTCTTGCCGAACATGGCCTTCTTGTTGGCCGTCAGAGCGCGGGTGGCGTCCTCTGCGGTGGCGGGCTGCGGGACAAACTCATACGGCTTGACCGGCTTGAACTTGTTGACCAGCTTGGCGTACTCCTCTGAGGTCACCTCGCCCAAGGGGATTTTCTTGGCGGCTTCAGTCAACTCAGGGACGCGCTTGGTCACATCCTTGTAGTTCATGTCCAGGCGGTTGACGGCGGGCGGCTCCTTCTTGACCGCAGCCTTCAGCCCTTTGATCAAGCCGCCACCGGCCTCGTTCAGTTCCGGCTTGGTGGTGTCGTAAGTGCCCTTGTTGCCAATGGCGCTCTTGACTGCGTTGGGGTTGTAAGACACCACCTCGGACAAGTCTCCGTCGCGGTACTGCATCAAGCCGTCATAGCCAGCAGCGCGGGCGCGGGTCTCGACCTCTTTGCCGATATAGCCTTTGTTCTCGTAAGCCCGCTCCACCATGCGGCTGGCGCTTGCCTCATCCATCCCGAGCTTGATCAGCGCCTCGACCATTGGGTCGCCCCTGCCTTCAAGGATTAGGGGGTTCTTGATCTGGGCGTAAACGGGCAGCATATTGCCGCCCTGTTGACCCTCTCGCACCGTTCCGCTGACTCGGTCGGCCATGAACTGGTCGGCCATTTGCTTGGCGTATGGGTCTTTTGCCATGAGCGCAAGCCCCTCATCATTGGGGATGCCGCTGTAATTGCTGGCGTGAGCCGTCTGCGGGGTCAGATATACGCCAGAGCCGAGCGATCCTTCCTTGCTGGGCTTGAGGCGACGGATGGCCTCAGCGCCCTTGCCGCCCTCAGAGGCGGTCGTGCCGTGGTACAGGCGCATCGGCGTCTTGCTCTCGGCAAGCATCCTTTGTAGGTTGGCCTGACGCTCTGCTGCGGGCAATACATCCTGAGTGCCCCTTGCAGCCTTTGCGGCAGTCTTCAGCCCCTTGAGCAACCCACCACCGGCCAGCTTCTTGTCCATAACCTCCATCATCTGGGCGTCAGGGTTGTCAGACATGAAGACGGAGCCGCCGCTGTTGTATTCTTTTGCTGGCTTGACAATCAAGTCTTCGGGCAGAACGTCATAGCTGCTGTACGGAAACTCCTGCACCCGCTCACGGGCAGACATCGGCTCGCGGGCCTGGGTCGCCCTGGCTTCAGCCTCGCCAGCCAGCCGCTTGTAGTATTCCATCGCGGCCTCTTGCTGAACCGCCCTCTCGACAGCAGGAGAGATGATTGGCTTGTAGGTTCTGACAAACTCGTCATAAGCGGCAGCGGCCTTGTCCTCGGGGATTCTGTTTGCTCGCTGGAACTCCTCAAATGTCGGCGGCTGATAAAGCTCGTTGATCCTGCGCTTGTAGATTTCGTGCGTGATCGGGCTATTGAAGGCAAAGGTCGGAGAGCCGCCTGGGGCCATGTCCTCCAGGGTCTGGACGGCGTGTTGCATCTCATGCAAAGCCGTCGAGCGCGGATCGTTTCTCAGGCCAGCCTGAGTGATGTCCATCTGCATATCAGTTTTGCCGCCCATGAGCGAACCTCTGGTGCCGCCAGAGCCTGACTTGCCGCCCTGATACACCGTGATTTCGCCAAGCTCTGGGTAGGCGGCATAAAGCTCCGGGTGTTCCAGTGCGAGCCTTGCGGGTTGTCCGCGAACATCAGAGTGTCGGCCCAGTAGGTCAACATCCGCCTTGAGCGCCTTGATCTCCTCGCGCACCGGCTTCTTAGCCTCGGTCAATTGCTTGGGCCAAAAGTCTTTTTGACCAATCGGGGTGACCAACCGGCCTTGCAGTTCCTGGGCTTGAGCTTTCTTTTCTGCGCCCAACTCCTTGAGTTGCTGGGGGTTGCGGAACACCGCGCCCACATCGCTGATCTCCTGGCGTTGGATGCCATCAGCCCCACGGAGGGTTCCGGTCTGACGCCAGATGTCAACAGGGTCAACACCCTCTCGCTCCATCCTGGCGGCGGCATCGGCTTTGGCTTGATCCCAGGTCTTGGCCTTCGGGCCAATGAACATCCTTGGAGCGCCCTGCGGCGCAGCCATCAGGAAGTCCTTGCCTGCTCGCGTGACGGCCCTGGGCACGGCCATAGCAGCCCTGGCACCCGACAGCGGGCCGGTGTAGAAGCCTCCGCCGATCTGGCCCAGGCCGGTGGCTGCTTGGCTCACGGGTGAGTCAGACCTGAACGGCAGGCGCTTCTCGATGTCCTCGCTGGTCGGCAGGATCGTGGGGGACTCCTTGCCGGTGATCAGTTCGTAGGGCAGGCGGGCCAGGGACTCGATGTCCCCAGGCATTCCCAGCGTTCCAGAGATAAAGCCACGGGCCAGATCGACCGGGACGTTCTTTGCCGCCTCGCGGTCTTGCTTTGACCGCTTGGGTTTCATTTGGGGGAATACACCAAAGGCGGCTTTGTTGTCGGCCATGCTCTACCTCGCTGACTTAATATGTGGATTATGCCTTTGGGCTTTTGTCAAGTCCATCTGCCACATATCACAGTTAAAGCACCTTGGCCTGACCTGACATATCCCGAGATTTTCGCAAACGGTCGAACCAATCGTCGAGGATTTTGTGGGCAAACTCCCTGGTGACCGACAGCCCGTGATCACTGCGGGAGAACTCAAGCCGCCCTTCGCAGACTGAGAGCCTCGCCTCATACTGCGTAGGGGTTGACGCTTCGTTGGCGTCCTGAGTCGATGTAGTCGTCTTCATCATATGGCTCCGGTGCGTCTCCGTCGATGTCGATGAATCCTGCGTCCCGGAGGAACCGCAAGGCTTGGGTCGTGGCGTCCACGAAGTCGTCGTGGGTGGTGTCAGGGAACGAGCAAAGCTGGCTCAGGAGCGGCTCGGCCCAATCCCGGACATATCCTGGCCGCTGGCTCGATTCTGGCATCCAGACCCGGCCACGGGCAAACAGGGACGAGACGATGTTCAGCCGCTGGAGCTTGTCGGCCCCGCCTGGGTTGTACGCCCTGACCGGCAGGTGCGCCCGCTGGAGGTCTTGAATCAGCGAGATACCCGCGCTCTTGTCCTCGATCAAGATCAAGTCAACCCTCTTCCTGTTCTTGCCCTCGCCGTACACCACCTCGTACTCGTCCTGCACCTTGGGCCGCAGGTCGGGGTACTGGAGGCGGTCTTGCCAGCAGTCGATCAGCAGGACGGACATCGGGCCATCGGTGGGCTTGAACACGCCCCAGGTCGCCGCTGCCGTAGGGTCGTTGACGGTCTTCTCGCTGGTGGCGCAGTCGTAGCTCTGGAGGATGTACTCGAACTTGGGGAACTCTTTGTTCGTCGGCCAGAGCTTGATCATCTCGCGCTTGACGATGCCCGACTCCTCGGGGTCGATGATCTCAGCGTAGATTTCCTGGCGTCCTAGCTTTGTGCCCTCGTACTGCAAGATTTGCTTCTGGAAGCTGGGCGCAAGGTTTGCAAGGTTCGCGTAAGTAGAGGCGGTGGTGACCTTCACATCGTCGCCGTCCCGTCCTACAAGCTCGATGATCAAGTCCTTGGGCTTCGGGGTCGTCGTGCAGAGGATGCGGGTCTTCTTGCCCAAACGCACCCCGAACATGATCTGATCCCAGGCTTCCTGAAGGTAGTCCCAGGCGGCAAGCTCGTCGCACCAAGCCCCGTGGAACTGCGGCCCCCGGAACCGCTCAGGCTCGCTGGCCGGGATGCCCTTGATCAGTGATCCGTTGATCAGTTTGAGTTCGTGCAGCGCCTTGTTGTACTCGGCGATCAGGCACTGCGGGATGACGGACATCAGGCCCGAGTCGCCCTCAAAGCAAGTGGAGCGAACGTCAGCGGAAGTCGGGGCAGCGACGAGCCAGCGTGTCCCAGGCTCCTGCCATGCCCACCATGCCACCTGCTCGGCAGCGGTGCGGGTCTTCCCGGCTCCCCGTCCGGCCAGCAGCAGCCAGATCGTCCACCAGTCCCCAGGCGGGAGAATCTGGTGGTCGTGGGCCGTTGACAGCCACTTTGTCCTCCAGGCGAAGGCTTCGCGCTGGTCTTCGGGGAGCTTGGCGTATTGCTGGCGCGTTTTGGGGTCAGACAATAGCTCGACCAAGGGGTCAGCCATTGATTTTTTCCTGTCTGCGGGCTTCCAGTGTCGTCAGCAGCGTATCAAAAAGACTTACATCGACTTGTGTTTGTATCGGATTTCCCGGATCGCCACCAAGCTGAACCTTGTCCCCGTAACGCTTTGGATTCCATTTCGCCAAAAGTTTCAGGCCAATCTCAGCTTTTGCCTTTTGCCATTGGACGTAACCCGGATCAATGCGGCCACCGCCTTCAGAGAGGATGCGCTCAGGCTCTTGATTGATCTCCACCCAGATTTGCTCTGCAATGGCGTCCTGGCCCACCTCTCGGGCACGGGCGATAGCTGCGGAAAGACCGACGCCCTTCTCCCCCAGAGCATCGTCCTGATACATCCAGTCGTAGACAGTTCTCCAGGCTGGGTATCCTTCTTGTCTGCATATCTCTCTGAGAGGGATTCCATCAGCGAGCATATTGCACATCTCTTGAGCGATCTCAGGGGTGTACTTAGATGGCCTTCCTATCTTTTTCTTTGGCGGCGCGGATTCTGGTTGTGGGATTGCCTCAAGGATGGCTTGCGAAGCCCCTTTTTCGGCGTTTTGGCGGGTTTTTTTCTTGGGTTTGGGGGTTTGTGAGTCCATGAGTTAAACGGCTCCTTTAACGGCCAGTTTACTCGTTCTCGCCACTATGGGTCAAACCCTGCCCCCTTGCTCGGATGGCTTCGTGCAATTCAAGGTCGCCAGTGAAGTCGTACTGGTTCCGGTGGAATGCCTCTGCCATCTGAGCACACGCCTCGCGCTCTGTTGCTTGGGCCATGTGAAAGAAGCGTTCAAGATGCGACTCAGAGAACAGCCACAACGACCCATCTGTCGGTGCTGCTGGGTACCCCCGCGCCTCACGTGCCATACGAATGATGTCTTCTTTCATTTTTCACCTCTGTTTAAAACCAAGACGCCGGATTCCAAGTTCGATCAGCATAGCTGCATCCTCAAGACTGTTTTGCGAACTACTCATGCCGGTCTGCCATTCACCTCCGATGCGCTTACCAACCAAGGCGACCGTGACAATCTTGCCATTTTTGGCGTCTTCCAGCCACTGCTCAAGCATCGCAATAGCGTCTCCGTTATCAGGTGTCGTGGCTTTAATAAAGGGTTTTACTTTGTCGGTCATGTGTTTTCCTTTGCCCGGATAGCGGCGTCAACTTCATCACCGGTCAACACGCTCCAGCGTTTTGCGTGATCTTGTCTGCACAGGCTGCGGTAAACAGCGTCATTAGACTTTGCGATATCGTCAGCGGTATCAACGTCGTCCAGTAGCATCCAAAGCCGAAGTGATTTTTCGCGTTCATGGGTAATGGCAAGATTTGCAAGTCTTTCAATCTCTGTCAACCCCCAGCGATGAGGCTCTGTCCATCCGTCACCGCTTCGCAGCAAACCAGCCTCCCGCGCCATGCGGATGATGTCTTCTTTCATGCCTGTCCCCTTGCTCGAAGTTGCATAGCCAAAATGCTGTTGCCGTTTTTCTCGGCTTCAGCGGCCAAAGACTCGCACACCGCTGCGGCGACAAGGGCGGCGAAGCGTTGCACTTCTTGAAGACAATCGCCATAGCGGTGGTTTGTATAGAGCGAGTTTTCGTGCGTCAAAAACCCAGCCTCCCGCGCCATGCGGATAATCTCATCTTTATTCATGCTTGCTCCTCCACTGGCTCATACGTTGCTTCAAAGATGTCAGGCTTGCAGGGGTAATGTTCGCCTTTAATGCCGGTGATGATCCAGTCACCGGGGGAGACAATATGGTCGCCCTCAAGGGTTTCGATCAAGCCGATGGGCATACCACTGAGGGTTGCCTCGATTACTTGCGGGTGGTCTCCCATCTTGAACCACTGCGTGGCCTCGATGACCACGGGCTTCTTTCTGAATTTCACGCTTCCCCCTTTGCCGCAGCGATTGCGGCGCGGGCTTTGTCCCTTGCCGGAAGATAGTGCATTGGGTGCAACGGGTTGTAATGCCAATCCATACCGCCCCAAATTCGAGCTTTTTCAAGCTGGTATGCAATGTCCTTCAGCGCCTCCAGCAGTTGCTTGTTCACGGCGTCCAATCGGCGCAGTTCGGCGGCGGCTTCTTTTTCTAAACGGGTTGGCAGGGGACACTTTTCAATCGGTTCACACAGCGCATCAGCCAGCCGCAGGGCTTCTGTTTGTTTAGTCATGCTTGCCCCCGATCCCGTGGGCGCTGATCTCACCAAGCCGCATAACGTCATAACCCTTGGTGGTCTGCACCAACGTCAAGCCATATCGGCGCAGTGCCTCTGCAATTTCCGTCAGCGGCTGGCGCTGTGCTGCGGGTGGGTAGGTGTAGAGATCAAACTTCACGCCTTCCGGTAATTTCGTTGCTACTTGGTGATACGGACTGTATTCAACCCCGCCAGCGATGTGCTCAATCCACGCCACCGGCTCCTGCTGTGCTGCGGGTGGGGTGGTGGATAGCCAGTGCTTGCCAGCCCTTATGGCGTAGTTGGGCGTCAGCATCTTGACGGTGACGGTGTTCCGCCCAAAATCTGCTTCCTCGATTTCACAGGGCCACGCCACCGGCTCCTGCTTCTCAGCCTCTGCGATGGCGGTGCGGAGGGCGATCACTGCGTCAGTGCAAGACTCAGGCAGGTAACCCTCAACCTCTTCGGGAATGCTTTCCAGCGCCTCCAGCGCCTGCTTTGCGGCTTCGATGATCATTCTTCACCCCTAATCCAAACGGCGGTGCCGCCCGTATGCTCAAAGTCTTCTGTCTTCAGGCGAATGAACTGCTGCCCTGGAACACCGGCAGATTGAACGTAGCCCTGGACGCCCCACGGCTTGACTTCGGTGACCACCACCATGCAAGCGCCAAACATTTCTTTTTCAGGATTGACCTGAACGATGTCGCCTATGTTCATTCTGTCCTCCAGCACCGATAACCCTCGGGCGTTTTGCGTGTTGTGAATTTCGCACCATGTTTATTCGCCCATCGCTTGGCCGCGACACTGAACGTCACGCGCTTGACATCGGCGGGGATCAAGAAGCTGTCTCCCACCTTCATCTCATCGAAGGGCCATCTCTTTGGGATGGGAATGTTTTTCTCGACTGTTGGTTTCATGCTGCCATCCTCAGTAGTGGGTTCATCATTGCTTTACGTTTTTCTCTCGTGCGCTGCTGGCGCTCTGCGTGACTCATCCTCACGCGCTTTGCGTCCCGTCCCGGCCCGAGCTTGTAGACCTTGATCAGATGCCGACCCCTGACATCGGGCAGGTAGCGGGCAATGTGAGCGGCACCGAAGCGGTGAAGCTCTCTTGCGTACTGGTACACCGTGACGATGTGCAGCCCGGTCTCCTGGGCAAGCTCTTCGCAAGTCATATCGCCCTCAATCATTGCCGCACACATCTGTGCATAGCAAATTGCATTCATCTTGATTTGTTTCATTGTTGCGCTTTGAGTTGGTAATCATGGAACACCGCGCCCCTGGCCTTATCTCCAACTTCGCAGTTCTTAACCCAAACGCGCTTGCCTGTTTTTTTCATGGTTCGCCAGTGGCCCCTGCGCTCATGCCACCTCGGGCTTGAATGTGTGCCGCCCTGCGGGTCGCTTTTGGGCTTGCTTGGCTCGATCACTACGGTCGTCCAGTCATATGTTGGAACCTTGCCCTGCCTGATCTTCTTGTGCCAGTTGGCGCGTTTGATGGGCACATAGCCGGTGGCCGGGGTTGTCTCCAGCGACTCAAGAAAGGCCGCGATGAAGGCTAGAACTCCCGTAGCAAAGCTGGTGCGGTAGTCAAAGGGCGTCCCGTCCTTGTGCTTGACTTTTATGCCCTCGTCATCCACCAGATAAAAAAACCCAGGGATATCGTTGATCGTTTTCTTGTCCCATTGCAGGCCACCGACCCCGGTAAGCTCTCCAGAACGAGACACGAACAGTAGCGCCTTCTTTCCCTCATAGGCGCACACAAGCGCGGCCTGGGGGAACGGAAGTGGCCTGGAGAGAACTTCGCCGCTGATGGCCTGCTCGTGCTTGTAGACGGCGCTCATGTCGAACCAGTGATGGTCGAGAGCAAAGTCATCGGGCCGCATGGCAATCATCTCTTGGATCAGGGGCGTCATTCAGGCTCTCCGATCATCCGCTTGATGGTGAAAAGGTCTTTATGCTGGGGGTAACGCGCTCGCCACAAGCGGGCGTAGAACGCGATGTGGTCGTTGCTGATCTTGAAGTCCTCACCTGTGGTCATGATGTTCACTTCCCACCGGATGCGGTTGATGATCAGCCAATGGCTGACCTGCCTGCGGCCCTTGGAGACCGCCTCCAAGCTGAATCGCTCGAAGTAGTCCCAGACCCCTGGGTTGGCTTTGTGCCACTCCCAGAAGTCCCGCTTGCGCTCCTCAAACGACTTGTTCATTGTGAGCCAAGGCAGCTTGAAGAGCCTCGACCAGATTGATCGCCTGCTCCCTGGTCATGCGGGTGGCGCAATGACCGCCAGTGATGTGGATCGACAGATAGATTTCTTGTCTCTTGTCGTCGTCCAAATCGGACTCAACGAAGATGTTGCTGTAGTTCTTGGCTTTAACGTGAATGGATTCCATGATTTTCTCCTTTAGGCAAAGTATTCGGCAACGGTGGTTTCGATCTCGCTGATCATCTTGTCGTTGAGCTTGCGCTCCAGCCAGGGAGCCTTGCGGCCACGGCTGTCACACACATCCCACTCCGACTCGGTATAGCCGTAGTAGTCCATGTCGCTGGCAGCGTGATAGCTGTAGCTCCCGCGAACCCGGCTGAAGTCAATCACGCCGATCAGGCAAGGGATGCCTGCGACACGGGTCTCGATTTCTGCGATGTATTTCATGATTTGTTCCTTATCGTTCCTGCTTGTTGCAGTGCCTGAATTCTAACAGCGTTAAATTTCAACGGTCAAACACTTTGTTAAAGAAGCCCCACGTTTTAGTGGGGCATTCCCCTCATGCCGCCTGATGAACCTTGGGGCGCTGGATGACGGTTTGCTTGACGCCATCACGGACGCCATGCTCTTTGACCGTTGCGGTCACAGTGGCCGTCTCGCCCTTCAAGGGGAAGTCGTAAGCCTTGCCCTTGTAGATCACCACGTTCTTGCTCTCGTCCTCGCAGATGTGGATGTAGTTGGAGCCATAGATGCCGTCCAGAACGACGATATGAACCACGGTGATGGTCATGGTGATTTTCTGGCCCACAGTGCCCAGGTGCTGGCGGTTGGCATTCAGGGTGGCTTGCTTGTCAGCCCACTCGGCGCGGCGCTCTTCGCGCTGAACAATGCACTTGCGAACTGCGTTGACCTGACCCTCGGTCAGCTTGCCAAAGCGGTCATAGGCGCTTGCCAGAGAGCCAACAAAGCCTTCCTTGTAGGTGACCCGTCCGTAGTCGCCGTACTCGCGGCCAGCATCGATGAAACCCAGAACCGCCTCGTGGTCGGCATAGGTGCGCTCGAAGGTCTTGCGAGCGTTTGCAATGATGTTGCGCTTGACCGCATTGGCGTATGCGGCTTCATGCTCAATCGGGGCCGAGATGCGAACTGTTGACATGACCTACTCCTGTATCGTTCCTGCGAATTGCAGTGACGCTATCTTAACTGCGTTTGAGGAGTGACAACAACTTTTTTCAATTATTTTCTAAGGGGTTTCCCTAAGATGGGGCCGAAGCCCCGCTTCTCAGAAGTTGTAGTCGTAGAACCGGAAGGGCTTGTCCGACAGAGCGAACTTGCGCCCGTGCTTGTCCTTCCAGCCTTGCTTGCCCAGGCGGATGCGAATCACCCGGTTCTCGGGGTTGCTGGTGATGAACCACTTCTGGTCGCGCTGGTTGGAGCAGTGGGCGCTGAAACCGCCAACGTGGAACTCCAGCTTGACGGACTCATCGCGCTCGGCGTCCATCTCGCGGACTTCCAGGGTCTTGTCGCTGATCACACGAACCACCTCGAAAGGCTCGACATCGCTCCAGCCGTACATATTTGCGTATTGCATGGTGGCCTCCTGATTAACGAGCGGTGGTTTTGACAGAGAACACGGCGGTGATGCTGGTGTTGTCAGCAATCACGCTCTCGGGGATATTGCAGACCTTGGCGATCTTCTTCCAGTCAACGACCTTGCGGTTGGCCTCGACCACAGTGGCTTTGTAGAGGTTGCCCTCGACGACAGAGGGGCCACCGGCAGTGGCTGCATCCTTGATGCTGTCCTTGATCTTGTCGGCCTTGGCCGTGAGTTCTGCGATCTGCGCCAGCAGCAGGCCCAGTTCGTCGATCTGGGTCAGGGAGATGTCGTTTGCGTTCATGATGGGTTCCTTTCGGGTTATCGTTCCGGTCTCGTTGACCGTGAGCGAATCTTAACACCGTTAAAGGCCCATCAACAACTTTTTTCAATTATTTTCTAGGTGCTTACCCTAGTATTTGCAAAAAGACGCTGGACGGTGACGTTCATGGCATCGATCTCGTCCATCTTTTTGAGCGCCCACATCCGCTTTTGGCCGTGCCAGCCCATCAGCGCCCCTTGATGGCAGGACTTGCACAGAGCCACCACCGTGTACTGCCGGTGCTGCTTGACATGGTGAGCGTCACTCGGGCCGGGTTCGTCGCAGACCGAGCAGGGCAACTCCTTGACCATCTGGACGTAGTCCCGCTCGGCTTTGCTCAGGCTGTTGTTCACAGGGTCGCCCGCTCGATGTTCCGGTTGCTGGCCTCCTGAGACCGCCAGACCTCGATTCGGGCCTGGGCAGCTATCAGCATCCACCTGAGCCTCTCGCGGCGCTCTACGGCTTGTTTAAGGGCTTCCAGATGGGTTTTGTAGCGGGGGCTGGCGTATGCCTCCCTCTCCTGCATCGCGGCGGTCTTGTATTCGCCGTTGCCGCGAGACTCTGCCGCCTTCATCTCTTCGGCCTTGATCGTCTTGCGAAGCTCCTCCATGAAGATTTTGTGGGCCTCCGCCTCTGCGTACTCTCCGCTCTTGGCGATCATGTAGTCCACCGCTGCCTGCGGGTCAATCAGCTTCTCACTCATGGCTTACCTCCTTGCGGCCATCTCTCCAGTACCGGGTGTCGCCAACAAGGCTGGGGCACCGCTCGTGATCATCAGCGCCAGGGCGGATCGGCTTCATCGTCAGTTCCTCCCCGGTGTAGGCAACTTTGTCAATCCAGTTTTTGTTCTTGCGGTGCGGCAGGTGCTTCTTCGTGAAGCCCAGCGTATCCAGGCGAGCCTCCCCCGCATCGGTGGGGTGAAAGACATCACCCTTTTTGACGATGAACTTGTCCGCCAGGAGAGGGTTGATGCAGGCTTCAAGGAACCGTGGCATCGACTCCTTGGTGATCTTGAGCTTCATCTGCTCTTTGGTGCTGGGCACCATGCAAATCAATTCCAGCGTCCGGTGAATTGCGCTGCCCCTCGTGTACTTCGGTACGATCATGTTGTCTCCTGAATTTGAACGATCATCTTTCCGGGTTTTGTCCCGGCCTTACGGTAAATTTTCAACGGGTTGAACCGCCGGTCATCGATGTCTAGCGCATGGGCAAAACCGTCAAGAGCCGCTTTGGCCGCAGCGAGGCAGTTGTCGGCATCACGATGGCGTTTGTCAGGCATCTCGAAGGTGATCACCAGTTCCACCTCGCCATCGCCAAGGGCTGGCTTGCGGTAACACTTGGTCTTCCAGTACGCCGTCTCCCGCGCTTCGGTCTTCGCTTTGTGTACCGACGACCAGTGCTTGCCGTTGCGACGATTCGGGAAAAGATCAGCCGCCGGGAAGTCAAGCTCGATTCTTAGCACGTTCCTGCTCCATGAGTTTTAAGAGGGAACGCAAACTCTCTTCGCCACGGACTTTGGCGATTTTTTCCTTGGTTTCCTCCCACCAAGATCGAGCGGAGGCGGAGCCGACTTCTCCAGTCTTCTTGCGATACCTCGCAATCCATTCCCGTGCTTCGCACTCCCTCATGAACTGCAAGGTCTCCGGTGACATGGAGGGCACGGTCGATGGTGGCCGGTGAATGGGCATCACCACACCCACTTCGGACTTGGTCGAGGATTTTCTTGGCCTGCTCATAGTCCATGCCTGTTCCCCAGAGCTTCGTTGGCGAACTTCAGAGCAATCGAGGAGACGCCCTGGCCGTCGTTATGCCGGTCAATGATGCGCCGCGCCCAGCCCTTGGGGTCTGTCCCGTAGTCCTTCTTTGGAATGTAGGCAGGAGCCTGCCTGCACCAGCTTTGGTAGCACTGGGTGCAGCGCAGGCCGTAGCCAGACGCCTCCTCGCGGGTGGTGGTGGTGTAGCAGTCCCGGCACTTCAGCACCGGCTCGCTGGTGACCTCGAACTTCTCGGACTCGTATTGGCGCTTGGCGGATTGGTAGCTCATCATTGCTCCTTCAGTGTTACGCGACCCACGGTGTACAGGTACCGCGAATTTTGTTTTTTGGCGCGAGCGCCTTTGCTGCTTGCCACAGCTTCAGCCTCCGCTCGCGTCGAATGGGTGCTGAAAATCGTGAACGCCTCAAGATTTCCATACGAAATTCCAAGCGGATACGGTGGATGCTTGCGAACAATCCATATGGTCATCATTGCTCCTTGTGATAAAAGCCCTCGATCACGCGAGGGAACTTGGACGGGTTAAACAGGAAATCGATGTCGGCCTTCCAGTCCTTGGCCTTGCCGGTCAGGAATTTGCTCTGGCTGACCATGCCGAAGTACCAAGCGAAGAAGTCCAGGCCACCCTGGCGATCCAGTTTGTCAGCAGTGACCACCTCCCTCCAGCGGGCAGAGATCGCCCTCTTGCGGCTGTCGTTGACCACGGTGACCCTGGGCAGCATCGGCAGCTTCTCGTTGTACAGGCTGACGATTTCATCGATGGGCGCAGAGGGGGTTCCCGCTTGGCGGGGACGAGAAGCGTTAGCTTCTTCTGTATCTGGTTCTTGGTTATTGGTTATTGGTTCTTGGTTGTTGGTTGGTTGAACGTCCGTTGAACGGGCGCTGCTCCGGCGTTCAGCGGATGCTTTACCGGCGCGTGAAGCCTGCTCAATTTTTGAGTGAAAGTGTTTAATTTCCTTGTCGGCTCTCCCGTTCGTCCAGCCGTCAGGCCCAAGCGTGAAAAACTCTTCGAGAACCAGCGCGACTTCTTTTTCGTACTCCCTCATGCCGATCTGGCGAGCAACAACCGCTGAACCGCTGTTCAACGGACGTTCTTGGAGGTAGTAGGCGTCGAGCAGGCGACGATAGGCAATGTCCTCTATGGGGGAGAGGTGCCGTGTGTGACTGACGTAGTCACCAATGTTGAACTGGTAATAGTGCATTTCCGCGATCCTGAGCAGCATCCTGGGAAAGAAACGCACGGCAGGCGGGATGCGGGTCGCTTTTCGGTGGGGTAGCTACTCCCCACCTAGCCGGGTTCCAAAACAGTTTATGCGGCCATCTTTTCCATGTCAACAGGGTAAAGATCAGGACGCAGTTCTTGACGGGTCACCAGCCCCTGGGTGGCTCGTTCAATGCTCAGAGCCATAGGCCCGCTGGGACGGCGTTTGCCGTGGATCAGCAGCGAGATGTAGGTGTCGGTGATGCCCAGGTACTCGGCCATCTCGTGCTTGGCCCCACGAGGCTCTGTGGAGAAATATTCACTCAGCGTCATACGATGTCTTCGTTTCTTTTTCCATTGTGTGACGGACGGCTTGAATGGCAAGGCGCGTCTCCGCCAATGCGCGGATGCCCGCTTGGACGGCGTCCTCATAGCGGCGTTCAAGCATGGCCTTGTGAAGCTCTTTGAGGGCGTTCTCAGCCATCATGGTGGGGTGGGCGTAGTCAATCATCTCTTTCCTTTGAAGGTTGTTGGTGGATGGAATCGAACCATCGCCTCCAACCCGACTTAACGTCGAGCAGTTGCCCTACCAAACGCGCTCACCAACACGGCTGGGGGCTGTCTACGGCCATCCACCCGGGCGCTTCGTGCCGCTCTCGCCCAGTCCCCATGCGTCTTGGTGCTGCTCCACGGAATCGAACCGCGTATCCCCGGATTACAAATCCGGTGCATCGCCAGCAATGCTTGAGCAGCAGGTGTTGGTACTCGCTGCACTGGCGCATATTTCGGCCCTTCCAGCATCAGCTTTCCCAACCCCCCGAATATAGCACAGTGTTAAAAAACAACAAGCACAAAAATTTCTTGTACACGCCGTTAAAGTTGTGCTGTAATTCATCTGCGCCGACAGTGCGCTCATGAAAGGAACGATATGCGGCATTTGCCATACACCACAAAGTCCGGTCTCCAGATCGGCTGTCGATACGACCCCCCCACAATCAACCATGTCTCCCGTGAGGGAGAGTTTTGGCAGGGCGTCTTCCTGGGGTACAGGCGAACCCCAACAGTGCAGCAGGTCATCGGCTTTGCCATGTACATCGTTGCTTTGTTGGCCGTCTTCGTGATTGCCGCCTTGATTGCGAGGTGATCATGCAGGACATGATTGCACTTGACACGCAGGAATTCGTGTCATTCCTCAACAGCGTTGAGTCGCTGCTTCGGTGCATTGACGGCTTCGAGGAATTTGAAGCGCACAAGCTCAAAGAAGCTGTCGAGCGCGACTGCAAATACTTCACCCAGGTCGTCAAACAGTTGGAGTTGCTATGAGGTTTTTCACGCCCATTGAAATCGCCGAGCGCGTAGTTTTTCTGTTGGCCCTCATCGTTGTGGCCCTTGATGTTTTTGTCTGGAGGCCATGATGGAAGAGATTGTCTACAAGGACGCCCTGTTCGACGACCAGCCTAATGGCCGCTTGGTCTTTGTCATGGTGCTGGAACCCATGCTGGAGCGCCTGCACTTCTTCGTTGGCATCGGGCAAGGTTTGAATCAGGCCATCGATGTCAACAATGCGGTGGCTCATGGCATGAGCCTGCCCCGCGAAGCTGGCATTGCAATTTTCTTCGGAGGCTGGGATGACTGAAGAATATGAAGAGTGGCTCAACGATCCCGTGGCGCAAGCTGAACATCAGAAATGGAGAATCCAAGATGAATTGAAGAGAGCAAAACTTCCCGACCCTTTCACAACAGATACCGACGTATTTTTGAAAGCATTTCACGAAATTTTTGGAGCAAAGAATGAGTCTCGTAGTTGAAAACTCTGGCGGTGGATCGTTCACCCCCGTGGCCTCTGGTATGCATCTGGCCCGCCTGTACCGCATCATTGATCTTGGCACTCAGAAGTCTGAGTTCGACGGCAAGATCAACTATCTTCACAAGGTCAAATTCGTCTGGGAAGTCCACGGCGAAGATGAGTCAGGCAAGCCTATGGTCACCGACAAGGGCGAGCCTATGGTCATCACCAAGGACTACACCCTGTCCTGGGGTGAGAAGGCCAATCTCCGCAAGGATTTGGAGTCTTGGCGCGGTCGCCCTTTCACCGAGGAAGAGCAGCGGCGCTTTGATCTCAAGAACATCCTTGACCAGTGGTGCATGATCAACGTCCAGCACAAGCCCCGTCAAAAGGGCGGCGTGTTTGCCAACATCGTCGGCGTCACCCCGGTGCCCAAGATCGTCCGTCAAAACGGTCTGCCCAAGGGCCACAACAAATGCTCAATGTTCCTGATCAGCAACCCTGACATGGAGCTTTTTGAGACCTTCTCTGACTACCTGAAAGAAGTGATTCAGGGCAGTCCTGAGTGGCGCTCCGCCAAGAAAGAACCAAGTCAGAAGACCGGCGGCAGCGGGTTTGACGACATGGATGACGATGTTCCGTTTTGATCTAGAAAGGGCAAAAAATGTTTATTTCCACCGCTGAGAAAGAAAAGCTGTTCTCTGCCATCAAGAACCTTGAGATTCGCATCTACGCTCTGGAGAATTCTCCTCTGAAGGAGATTGTTCAAAAGCCCAAGCGGTTCATGAGCGAAGAGCAAAAGGCGCACATGAGCAGAACCATGAAAGCCATCCATGCTCGCAAAAAGGCCGAGAGGATCGCGGTTGGGGGAACTGCATGACATCAATTGTGGCTAGAGCGTCGGAGTCATTGCATTGGTATCAGCGTGACGGAACCCCCCAGTACACCGTCACGGCCAAGAATGGCAACGAGAGGGCCACAACCCTCGCAGACGCACGAAAGATGAGTTTGGTGCCCTCGGTCACCACCATCCTAAATGTCGCCGCCAAGCCCGGTTTAGAGCGTTGGAAGCAGGAGCAACTGCTTCTGGCGGCTCTTACCCTTCCACGCGCCCCGGATGAGGACGAGAAATCGTTCATCGACCGGGTCGTCGTGGACTCCAAGGAGCAGGGCAAGAAAGCAGCCGAGCGAGGCACCCGTATCCACGAGGCCGTCGAGTCGTTCTACAACGGCGTCATGATGGCGGAGATGGTTGACTATCAGGTGGGCGTCTACAGGGAGATTGAGGAGGCGTACAACGTCACCCGGTTTGAGCCTGAGAAAGCCTTTGCCCATGAGCTAGGGTTTGGCGGCAAGGTTGACCTGCACAGCAAAGAAGCCAATCTGGTGCTGGACATCAAGTCCAAGGAATTCACCGACCCGAAGAAGGTCGATGCATACGACGAACACATGATGCAGCTTGCGGCGTACCGTGTAGGACTTGGCCTACCCACCGCCGTCTGCGCGAATGTGTTTGTTTCTGCCACCCAGCCTGGGCTGGTGGTCATCAAGGAATGGTCTCAGGAAGACCTCGCAAGGGGTTGGGAGATGTTCCAAAGCCTGCTGAAGTTCTGGCAGATCAAAAATCAACACAAGTGAGGAATCATGAAAAAAGCTCTCATTGGAATTTGGCTGGCTTCAACTAGCGCACTGGTCTGGGCAAGTTGCTCGACCCACACCTACTTTGTCAACGGCAGAACTGTGATTTGCACAACGTGCTGCTACGGCTCCAACTGCACAACCAACTGCTTCTGATCATGTACTTCAATGAAAAAGAGGCCGTCGAGGTCTTCCGCAAAACTTGGTTGGAAGGCGAATACAACTTCCTGACCGAAGACTTGGTCAAGCTGGGTGATGCTTTTGCCAAAGCGGCAGAGGCTCAAATCGCCAAGAAAGAACGAGAGGAGTGCATCAAGTTCGTGAACTCCTTGAACACCCATGTTGCAAAAGCACTACAAGAAAAGCGAGCATATGGATGACACGAGATCAGTTCATTGATGAGCTTTTTGGGCCAGGATGGACTGACTCTCAACTTCCTGTATTCCTTGAAATGCTCAGGAGAATGCAGGAAGACGCCAAGCGGTATTACGAACTTCGGGAATCTATTGCCAGGGGAAGCTACTGGATAGCCGACAGAGCTTCTTTGAACAGGGTTGACGATGAGGTGGATGCTGCTCGACAATCAGGACTCCTGTAACTCCTCACGAGGGAGAAAGTTATGATCCTGTTAAAAATAGGTGAAGACGGAGAGTTGCACTGGAATCAGGAAGACATCTTGACCCATGCAAATCTGTACGACCAAGGCTGGCGCACCGAAGAGACTGAAAAGGCAAAACTTTTTCAGTTGATCTGGGAGGCTGGCTATGAAGCTGCGATTGATATGGTCAACTCATCGAGCCAGAAAGCCATGCTTTTGCTCAGTGAGGTGGGCGGTCACGCATAAAAAAACCCCGGCTCAAGGGCCGGGGCAATGCTCTTGGAGAAGTGGCAACTGCAAGAGCGGGAGGGCAATCTTATCAGGGTCTCTGGGCCGTGAACGCCGGTTGCCTTGCCTGATACATCTCTTCTGGGCTTGCTGGCGGTGGGGCGGGTTCTGCCTTGATCTTGCGATACTTGTCCATCATCATCAGGGTCAACGGTGAGATGGCGGATGCGCCAAAACCAACGGCTCGCGGCACGGGATGAGGTATTGCGCTCAGGACGCCAAGCGTTCCTACACCAGCGGCAGCGGCTCCAGGCTTGTCACCCTTCTGGCTGCGCTCAAATGCCTCTACACCGCTTGTGGCGGCGCTGTATCCACCAAGAGCGCCAGCAACTGGCGGGGCGTTCACGACACTCAATGCGCCCCTGGCAATCTGCCCGAGCTTGGCAATGGCATCGTCCAGCAGGCTTGGAGTTGGCGGAGCGGGCGGCGTCGATGGAATGGGAACCCTGGGCGGCAGAGGTCGCAACGAACCCTCCGGCGGTGGCGCTGCTGGCCCCCCAATTGTTCCTGGGGGTACATCCCGTATTGGGCCTTGCACGGCAAAAGACTGCCGTGGGCCGCTGCCTACACTCATATCAGGCGTCATCAGCCCGCCAAAGCGAGGATTCTCAACGTACCTCTCTGTTGGGAAAAGCTGCTGGATTCGCTGCATACCTTCTCTGCGCTGGGTCGTCAGGTCGTGAACGCCACCAGTTTGCTTGGTCATATCCAGAGCGCGGCCAGCCTCAATGTCCGTCAGGCCAGCGGCCTTGGCGTAGTTGTAGGGCATCGTGCCGGTCTGCCCGCGAGCAAGCCTGCCTGCGTCTGGGCCACCAGAGGGAATGGCCGACAGAGGCGCTGCGCCGCCCTGCATTGGGCCACCCATCCCAGGCGCGGCCCCAGGCATACCGCCGGGGGCTTGGGAAGGCCCAGCGCCGGGGAAACCGCCTTGCTGCCTCATCATGTTCGCAAAGAACTGTGCCCCTTGCTGCATATTTTTATTGGAGGCCAGCTTTGATCCAACAGCAGCGCCAACCACCGCACCCCCAGCGCCTGGGCCGTACTCATTCAGTTGCTGCCTGAAATCAACCGGAGGCTCGGCAGGAGGCTCTTCTGTCTCGGCACCTTGCTCTTCTTCGACGGGTGCAATTTTTTGAAAGCCACCCAACTGGTTAATGTCTTTCAGGTATTGCTGGGTTGAATCTGGCAGCGGATTTTTGGGGTCTTGGAAGTACGGGTGGTTGGGGCCAGCGTTGTAAGCAGCAGCAGCCAGCAACGGGTCATTGAATTGGCCCATGTGCGACTTCAAAATCCTGATGCCAATCTCCATGTTCTTTTCGAGATTGTTCAGGTCTTCTGGTTTGTATCCAAAGGTCTTGGCGGTTTCTGGCATGACCTGCATCAAGCCGATCTCGCCAGACTTGCCGGTGGTTGGTTTGAAAACAAGTTTGTCGCTCTTGTCTTTTTCAAAGCTACCGTGCTTGAGACTGCTCTCACGAAAAGCAAGAGCAAGCGCAAGTTTTGGATCAACACCTTCTTTTTGCGCCTTATGGACAATCATGTCCGCAAGATGCAGTTGCTGGGGAGTAAGGCTGTCAAGCCAATCCATTTTGTTCATTGCGGAATCCCCAACTGTCTACGCAGAGCGTCTGCTGCCGGATTTGACGGCCTGCCCCCAGGAGTAGGCGCAGAGGCTCCAGGCGCGGCTGCGGGCCGTCGTTGAGCAGGAGGCATACCACCGCTACGAACGATGTCTTCAACACGCTTGCGGTAATCAGCAAACATTTCCTCAAACTCTTTTGTGTCCTCAAACTTGTCGTAAGTTGTGTTTTTTTGCCTGATTGCTTTGGCAAGCTCAATTTTGAATTGATCCGATTCGCGCATGAATCGAACTTTCTTTTCAAAAGAAGCGACTGTGTCTGAAAATGATGGCCCCATTGCGTTGACCATCTGCTGCTCAAAGTTAGAAACAGACGTTCCTGAGCCAAGACCCTGCCGCTGCTGGAACTGCGTCATAGCCATCATTTGACCAAGCTGCGCGGCTTCATCAATGATTCGCTGATCAACTCCGCTTTGAGCCAAAACCTTCCTGATTGCTGGAATGCCAATGCTGAAATTTCCAACACGGAAGGCTTCTTCAATCAACGAGCCAATTGCAGACTGGACATCGCCGCGCTCAAGAACGCCCATGACTTTCTCCATCCCAGGCTTGCGGATGGATGTCAGCATACTGTCGTAGATGGGAACAAGCCCTCGGGCCGCTCGGCCCGCATCCAAAACAGAGTTTGTTCTTTGAGCCTCAGATGTTGCCCCTTTTGTGGCAAGCTCTGTCGCCGCAGCCGCTTGAGCAGCCTTTTCGCTTTCGCTTTTTGGCGGCGGAAGCTCTGTTGCCGGAGTCGCTTTCTTGCCTCCGGTTGGCGAGGTGAAGTCTGCAACCCAATCACGGCCAACACCTGCGGCCCGAGCCTCTTGATATTTGGAATATTGACTCGGAGTCATTCTGAGGGTTCTGCCCTCTCCAAGTTCGGGGACGTAATATTCTGATGCGGTCTGTCCGGGAGGAATTTCTGTTATGTATTTTTTGGTGCTCTTTTGGAAAACAGTCCCGTTTTGAGAAATAAGAAAATCGTCACTGTTAAATTTTGCGGCGTCAGCAAGTAGCTTTGCCATTTCCTTTTGATCAGGGAAGGCGGCAGCGAAGGCCAATGCATCTTGCATCGTAATTTGTCGGCCTTCTTTGGAAGGTGCGCCGGTTGCGGGCGCACCAGCCGCAGGGGCCGCCCCCTGGGCAGTAGCCGCTCCGACGGCAGGAGCGCCTCCAGCAGCCGGAGCGCCTTCTGTTTGACCGCCCAAAAGCCCGCGAAATGCCTGCTGGCCTTTGAGCCTAGCGGCCTGATCACGAGCGCCTTGTGCGACTTGTAGGCGCAACTGAGCGATGTCTACATCCTCTTTCTGTTGCTGCTGTTGGGCTACGCCAACCTTTTCAGCGGCACGACCAAGAGCCTCCCCAAAGCTGCCGGTTTGAGTTGGGCCAAGGAATCCCTGCGCCATTGCCAACAGCGTCGGATCAAACATCCGGTTTTTGCGCGTATCAAGCCGCTCCATCAGTTGTGATAGAGCCTCCTGATATTTCTGTTCAGCATCATCGCCCGCGCTGACGTTTGGTTTCAATGCTGTGGTCAATGGACTTGCCATGATTTACCCTCAAGAATATGGATCGTAGTCTTCGTACAGCCAGTCTGGAATCGTGTAATCCTCAGTCGGGGGTGTAATGTCTGTTCCGCCGGATGTCCCGCCGGATGATCCGCCGGAGAATAGTTTTCCAATAACGCTTTGGCCCAAAGAATCGAGCAGCGAATCTTTTTTCGCGCTGCCCAACAATGCGCCAATACCAAATACATTTTCCAATGGAGACTTGGAGTACAGCCCAGCCTTTGGCCCGACAAATCGCTCGGTGGTTGTTACTGGCACCTGATACCCACGCATCAGCGCAGCAGCGTTGGAGGCTTGTTTAAGCGGGGCATCAAGCAACGATTGCTGATATGCCTGACGTTCGGCTCCAGCTTGCGTCAATGCTTTAGCGCCACCAAGGCCGAAGGTCTGTTCCTGGCCCGCCATCTCTGCACCCATGCCCGCAGCCTTCTGTTGGAGACCGGCTTCTTGCATCGCTGCGTCCAGAGCCTGCTTGTAGCCAGCGGACAGAGCGCCGTATTGTTGGCCGGTCAGGTTCGACTGAACGTCAGCCATCGATTGCCCCAGGGCGTTGGCGTAGCGTTGACTGCCCAAAGCACCAGAGCCAACAAAGCCTGCCTTCATCGTCGGCAGAAGGTTGCGTTGCAGGTTCTGTTGAGACAGGCGAGCCATCTCATCCGTCACGTTTTGCGTGTACGGATTCATGAACTTGGTGATGTCCCCCTCGGAGATGTCAGCGCCATAGCCCAAATTGGTTTTGGCGGTCTCCAGCCCAGGCTTGTACGCGCTTGCGGCAGACTCAAACTGACCGTAGCCAGAGGTCTGCATCGGGTCATACCCAGCCACAAGATCGGTGCCCGTCTTCAGGGTTCCCGTGCCCTTGGTTGGGTCAAACGTCCCAGGCTGATACATAGCGGACTGACCGCTCTGCGCGAGGCCCGACAGGTAGTTTGTGAAATACCCAGGGGCTTCGGTTGTTGCGGTAGTTGTCTGCGTTACATCCGGCAGCGGGCTTCCCGTAGTAAGTGCCATTACGCGCTCCTTTTCTTGCTGGTTTTGCTGGCCTTGAGGAAATCCAGCGGAGATTTGATTTCGGGAGGGAGGTCTTTGGGTTTTGCCGACCTGACATGAGCGCGAATGCTGTGCATCATGTCGTACAGCTTGTCAGAACCAGCCTTGGTTGAGCCGTTGCCGATTGCGGCCACAACGTCAGCAGGAAACACAAACTCTCCGTCAGCCAGCATCGCAGGAATGTCGTCAGACTGCCCGTCTCCAGGCCCAGTCACAGCGTCCCCGCGACGGAAATCAACCCGCATCTTGCCGCCTGCGGCCATCAAAGGAGAGGGCATCCCGCCTGCGGCGTAGCGGCCATATCGGGTGCCCGTCGTGCCTCCGCCAGCCATCAGTGGGGTAGCCAGACCGCCGCTTGCAAAGTTTTGAGAAAAGTCCGGGCTGTCATCCTGACCAAGAATTTGGTCGAGGGACGTTTCATTCCCGTAACTGTAGTATGGAGACATATCGCTACCTTGTTGGCGATTACCTGTATTGTCCGGCATATTTGGCGCTCCTTCAACTTCCTGTTGGAACTCCTCCAGAAGCCCCTTGAATTTGGTGTCTCCACCCTTGCTTGTTAAAAAACGAGGCTGAAGAGATTTTCTTGCTTCTTCCGCGCCCGCTGCCGCCCCTATCCCAGCCAAACCAGAAAGAATGCCGGTTTGAGAAGACCTCCTGGCGTCTTCAGCAGCCTTGGCGGAGGCTGCGGCAGCTTTTTCAGCCTGATCCTTCCTGTATGCCTCATCCGCTGACTTTTGGGCTTCCAGTTCAAGCTGCAAGGACGACAGTTGCCCGCCGACCCCGGCAATCGCGGCGTCGAAAGACTGCCCCTGAGCAACCCGCGCATTCACCTCTGCCTGCTGGGCGGTCGTCAAAGCCCTGTACTGGTCTTGCGTCTGCTGCGACAAGGCGCTGATTTGCTGCTGGGTCTGTTGGCCCTGCTGCGTGATTTGCTGGGTCAGGCCAGACTGAACATCGCTGATGGCGCTTTGCAGGCTCTGGCCCTGTGCAACACGGGCATCCGTTTCGGCTTTCTGTGCCGCCGACAGAGAGTTGTACTGCTCCTGAGCCTGCCTTTGGGCTGCGCTGATCTGTTCCTGAGTTGCTTGTTGCGATGCAGCAATTGCGTTTTGCAGAGATTCGCCTTGAGCAACCCGGTCGGCAACCTCCTTCTGCTGCGCCGCCGTCAGGTTTGCGTACTGCTGCTGGGTTGCCTGACCCAAAGCGCCGATCTGCCCGCTCAAGTCTCTCTGACCGGCGGCAATCTGCTCGTTCTGAGCGGCAACCGCCTGCTGTAAGGCCGTGCCGTAGTCCAGACCCTGCTGGCGCAGCGCATCGAAGAACTGCTTGCCCTGGGCTGACAACTGACCCTCAAGTGCCGCCTGGGTCTGAGCCAACTGCTGCGCGGCCAATTCAGACGATGCAGAGATTGCGGACTGTAGGTCTTGACCCTGTTGAACGCGAGCCTGAGTCTCCGCCTGCTGCGCGGTTGTCATCTGGGCAAAAGCCGCTTGCGTAGCAGCATCAGACGCCGCCAGCTTGCCTTGGAAGTCCTGAGACAGCGCCTCAAGCCCACCAGTGATTTGCTGTTGGGTCGCCTGCTGAGATGCGGTGATCGCTGCCTGCAAGTCCTGTCCTTGCTGGACACGGGCCTGGGCTTCGGCCTGCTGGGCGGCAGTCATCTGTCCGAACGCTGCCTGTGTGGCGGCATCGGAGGCTGCGAGCTTGTTCTGGAATTCCTGAGACAAGTTTGCAACAGCCGTATTAAGCGCGTCGGACTGTGTAGCGCCCTGCGCCACAAGTTGGCTGTACAGGTCTTTCTGCCCCTGCGAAAGCTGGTTGTACTGCTGCGACTGCGTTTGGCTAAGTTCGCCAATTTGCTGTTGCAGCCCAGCTTGAACCTGAGCCATCGCGGCATTGATGTCCGTGCCCTGCTGCACCATCGCATCAAATTGGGCCTTCTGAGCCGCATTAAGGGCGCTGTACTGCGCTTGCATGGCCTCGGACAGCCCAGACAGCCCAGCGGTCAATTCTTGCCTCAGACCCTGTTCTGTAGTGCCCAGTTGATTCAGCAGGGTTTGACGGTCAACACCCATCTGAGTGGACAGGTCACCAATGGCCTTGGTGGTGGCCTCGTCGCGGGTAAGGCCAGCGGCCTCGTTCGCGGCAATCTGTGCCGACAGGCTGTCTTTGGTGGCCTGGATTTGCTCGGCAGTTTGCTGCTGACCGGCTGCGATCTGCTGGGCGGTTTGCTGGGCAACGGTGTTGATGGAGCCTTGCAAGTCCTGGGTCGTCTGGGCCAGTTGCAGTGCCTGGGCCTTTTGGGCCTCGGTCATCTGAGCAAACTTCTCTTGCGTTGCGGCATCCAACTGTGCGATCTGAGCCTGGGTTTGAGCCTGACCAGCCGCGAACTGCTGCTGGAGACCAGCCTCGGTCTGGCCGATCTGAGCCAGCAGGGATTCTTTGGTTGTTCCAACGCTTGCTGCAACGTCCTGAACGGCCTTGTTGATGGCTTGATCTCGCGTGAGACCAGATGCCTCGTTGGCGGCGATGCGATCTGACAGGCTCTGGTTGAGCGCAGCAATTTGCTCGGCAGTCTGTTGCTGGCCCGAGGTGATCTGCTCCTGCAAACCGGCTTGAACCTGGGCGAGCGCGGCTTGAGTGCTGGCTCCCTGCTCGACCATTGCGTCGAATTGAGCCTTCTGAGTGGCGCTCAGTGCGTTGTATTGGTCTTGGAACGTCTTTGTGACGCCCTCCAGGCCGGACTGCAACTCGTTTCGCAGAGCCTGTTCTGTAGTCCCAAGTTGGGTGAGCAGCGAATCCTTGTCCACGCCCATCTGGGTGGACAGATCGTTGATGGCTTTTGTTGTTGCCTCGTCCCGGCTCAAGCCTGCGGCCTCGTTTGCAGTGATCTGAGCGGTCAGGGAATCCTTGACACCCGCAATCTGCTGCGCGGTTTGTTCTTGACCAGCGGTGATCTGAGCGTTTTGAGCCGCAATCGCGTCGGACAAAGCCTGCTGGTAGCTCACGCCCTGCTGCTGGAGTTCGGCCACCAGAGAGCGGCCCTGCTCGGTCAATTGAGACTCCAGGCCAGCAATCTGCGAGGAGGTTAGAGCTTGACCGGCCTGCATCTCCGAGCGCAGTTGGCTCTCGCTGGAGCCAATCTGAGTCAATAGAGCTTCCTTGGTGGTGCCAAGGTTGGAGGCCACGCTGTCGATAGCCGATTGCAGTGCCTGATCGCCTTGCAGGCCAGACGCCTGGGCATCTTTGATGGCTTGCTCAAGGCTGGATTTGACATCGCCAATCTGGGTCTGTACGCCACCGATCTGGGTGGCGAACTCTTGACGCAGCCCAGCCTCAGTAGTCCCGATTTGGGCCAGCAGAGCCTCTTTCGTGGTGCCCAGGTCGCCAGCAACCGTGTTGATTGCAGATTGCAGCGCGGCATCGCCCTGGAGGCCAGACTGCTTTGCCGCCTCGATGGCCGCAGACAGCTTGCTCTCAACGCCAGTGATCTGCTGCTGAGAGGCCACAGACACATCGTTGATGGCTTGAGTCAGGTCTTTGCCCTGCTGCGCCATTTGAGCCGCTTGCAGCTTCTGGTCTTCAGACAGCGCCTGATAACGCTGCTGAGATGCAGCATCAAGGGTGGACAGCTTGCCCTCAAGCTGCAACTGACCAGAGGCGTATTGCTGGGTCAGGTTCTCTTGCGTTTGTCCGATCAGCGCCAGCAAGTCAGTCTTGCTCTGGCCCACGCTCTGAGCAACTTCGCTGACAGCCTTCTCGATGGCCTGATCGCGGGCCATGCCGGAGGCTTCGTTGTCGGCAATCTTTTGAGCCAGGGTTGACTCCACAACACCAAGCTGGGTCTGCACACCAGCGATGTCCTGAGAGGTTTTCTGTTGCAGGCCAGCGATCTGGTCTTTGAGACCCTGTTCGGTCTGGCCGACCTGCTTGAGTAAATCTTCCTTGGTCGTGCCAAGGTTTGTGGCGACTTGCGTGATGGCGTTTTGCAGCGCCTGATCCGAGTTCATCCCGGCGTTCTGATTTGCCGTCACCTGAGCGGAGATGTCGTTCAGGGTTTTGCTCAGTGCCGCATCACGATCAAACGATGCCTTCTCCGCGCTGGACAATTGCGTCGAGATGTCTCCAGCGGTGGAGTTCGCTTTGGACTGCAAAAGGTTTTGATCGTACTGGCCTACGAGGGCGTTGACCTGAGCCTCTGTCGGGTTGGCAATGCCAGCAGCAACAAGGGACGCCTTTGCCTCATCCTTGGTCACCGTGCGCGGGCCGGTGTAGTCAGACACAGAAGAGGTGATTGCGGCGGGCAAAGCAGCGGCATTCTGAGAGACAAGGTTGTCAATCTCAGCCTGGGTGGGCGTGTATCCCTGAGCCTTCAGTTGATCAGTGACAACCTGCTTGACATCGGTGCCGGTCAAGGTCTGATTGGTGATCAGGTTTGCCTGGATTGGGTCGAAGCCGTAAGCCTGGAAGACGGTAGCTAGATTGTTGAACGCAGACGGCAAGTCCCGATTGCTGTAAATCTCTTTGGCGCTCAGGTCTCCCAGCATATCAACGTAGTCTTTGGGAACCCCCGCTTTTTCTAAAGATGCTTTGGCCTGATCAGCAATAACATCCACGGCGGCAGGTTCAGCAATACGCGAAATTTCCTGATCTGTGAAACCGGCTTCCTTCAGCTTATTTTCAAAATTTTCTTGAATCTTTTGGACGTTGTAATTTTCAGAGCCAAAAGATTCGCGCAAATTTGATTTCAGAGAGTCAACCTCAGACTGACTGACGCCCGCATCTTTGATGCGATTCCAAATTTCATCTGGAAGATTCTGAGACCAAAGTTGCGTTGTTGGCTCCGTGCTTGCAGATTGCAGTGCGCGAGATGCCTGACCAATCGTTCCAGTTCCGCCTACGGCAAACGCTGTTGTCAACACGGTGTCTTTAAGGGCGTCCGCAAAGTCTTGATAGGTAGCGTTTTTGCCCAGGCCAAACGATGCAACTTTGTCAACAGCAAATGAGGCGGCGGTTGATGCCAACTCAGAAATCTGTTGATTACCCATAGCCAACGAAATATTTTTGACAGAGTTGACAATTTCGGCTGGGTTCCCTGTCATTGGAACGCCCTTCATCAGCCTGCTGAGGCCAGGAATTCCAATTGCCTCTCCAGCCGCTTCAATAGCGGCCATTGTGGCTGTACGAATGGCATTGTCTTGATTGGAGAGACCAGCCTCTTTTCCTTCCAGCCAAGCATTGTTTGCCGCGAAAGAGGTCAAGACTCCAATAGCCGCAGGAGCGCCACCCAAGGCAAAAGAAAACGCTGACTCAATTGCTGACGCAAAACCAGCGGCGGCGTTCTTTTCCAAGCCAACCAGCTTGTCCATCTGCTTGTTTTTGTCAGTGGACAGCAGTTTCTGGGTTTTTTCAATTCCATTGGTATCAAGACCAAGGGCCGACCCAACAATGTTTGCGCCGGACAAGGCTGTGCTGGTGATGTCGGTTGCAATACTGGTTCCAATAGAGGACAGAATTTGCTTGTAGTTTGTAACGTCTGACGCCTTGATGGAGCCGGTTCCCTCTATCGGCTTTGACAAATCAAGCCTGCCAGATTTGATGGCTTCTTCAGTGTTGTCGATGACTGCTTTTTGAGTTGTCAGCGCATCGTTGATGACTTTGAACGTCAAAGAATTCGAGCCATTCAAAAGGGAGGCTCGTTGCGCGGGGCTTGCGTTGGCAAATTGGTCAACAAACTTTGCCATGTCTTTGGCGTTCAAGTCTGCCGGGTTTGCCCTCCAGTCCCCAAGATTTTCAAGTAAGCGGGACTTGGCGCTCTGAGTCACCGTGGCATCAAAACCTCCATCGGTGACTTTTTCGCCAGCAAGGTTGGTTGTGAAGTACCCTGTCTTTCCGGTTTGTGGGTTCGTCCACTGAAACACCTGCCCATCACCAAGGTCTTGCCTTGCCGCCTTGAATGCTTCCCCAAAGGTCGCAAAGGAATCGTAGGGGTTCTGCGTCGGCGCAGCCGTGTTGAGTTTGTATTCGTCTCCACCAAAGCTGAATGTGGAATAGCCAAGCGACTTTGCAAGCGCAGCAGCCTCTTGCACAGAATCGGCGCGAGAGTTGGAGATGTTGAGCTTGTCGGACTGGTTGAAGGCATCGCTGAACCCAACATTGGGGGTCGTCGGATTGAAATCCCACGACTTCATGATGTCGGCAACACGCTCAGGGGTCGCGGGGATGCCGCGCTCTTGCAGCATCTGGACAACTTTGTCCTCTTCGGTCTTGCCGCTCATGAACTCCTGATATTTTTCAGGAGAAGTGATTTCGTACCCAGCGGCGGCTTGCTTTGCGCCCAGGCTTTGCCATCCCTCTTGGACGGCCTTGTACTCGTTTATGTCATTGCCAAAACGAACCTGGGTCTCGTAGTCAGGAAAGCCTGCCGCCTTTGCGGCATCTTGATTCTTAACCTCAACAACGTGAGTGTTCCAAGCGGCGGGGTTCCTAAATCCAGAATCCTCTGCCTGCTGCTTTTCAGCGTAGCTGCCCCATCCGTCTTTCTTGGCGTAAAAATCGTTTGCAGGCGTCTCACCAGCAGATTGATAGTCCTCATAACTCAAGAAGCCAGCACTGGTCGCGGCCTGCTGGTTGTTGATGTATGTGTTCCACTGATTGGGGTCGTTGTAGCCGCTTGCCACGGCATTGAGCTTTTGCGCGTAATCCTGCCAGCCCTGTTGCTTGGCGTAATAGTCATTGGGAGAGATGTTCCCAGCAGCGGTGTAGTCGGCGTAGCTTTCAAACCCAGCAGCGTTTGCAACCTGCTCGTTATTGTTGTCCGCGACCAGCTTGCTGACCGTCCCAAGGATGTCTCCAGTCTTGGCAAAATCTTTGAGTTGATCCTCGGTTGGCTCAACGCCAAACTCTTCCTTGTATTGATCTCTTGCGGCGGTGAAATTATCAAGCTGAGTCTTCACCAATGCAGCATTGCTGGCCTCGGTTTGATTGAAATCAGCAACCGCTGTTTCAAGATTTGTTTTTGAATCTACAAGTTTTTTGCCAAGCGGATCAACTTGTGCTTTCAAAGCGTCAAGCTGCTGCTTGATTGGCTCAAGGGCTTTGGATTTTTCGGTGTATTCTTTTACGGCAGCGGTGGCCTGCGCGTCTATAGCCTTGGCGCGATCATATAAAGACTGCCTATCCTCATAGGAAGAGGCTTTCTGCCAATCGTATCCAGCAGGCTGCGTCCATGTAACAAAATACCCATCCGCGTCATAACCAGACATTTGACGCTCAGGTTGATACACCCGCTTTGCGTAATATGTCGGCGCTTCATTTCCTTCATAGTCTCGTTCTCCGCCAAGCTGCGTATAACCCTGGCTCCTCATGTAAGAGTCATAGTTGTTATAGCCGCCTGCAAGACGGTCATACTCGGAAATCAGGTTTTGTATGTTGTCGTATTGGGGCTTGAGGTCTTGAACCTTTGCGTTGTAATCGTTGACCAGCTTCTCTTGCTGAGAAAGGTTTTCTCTGTAAGCAATCTCGTCCTCAGTGAATCTTTGATTTGCCGTTCGCAGTTGAGAACTTGAGTCCTTCAACTGTGCGCCAATCAGTTGCCCGGCTGTAGAGGCAAAAGAGTTCAACACGGACATCCCGATTGCATCTGGATTCCCGCCAGAAACAATCGCCGTTCCAATAGCGGCCTTCATTGCTCGCTGAATAGCCGCCTCTGTGTTGTTGGCTGGAGCAGCAAGGGCGGGAACGTCCTTTAGAAGCGCATCAACGCTAACCCCAATCCCTGTGGACATTGCGGCGGTCAAGCCACCCTTGAGCAAGGCTTCGATGGGGTCTTTGCCGGACAAAAGCGCAGATGTTCCAGAGCTTACTGCCCCAGCAGCCGCCCCTCCAATCACCTTGCCCATTGCATTTGCAATGCCAACATCTGTGCCGTTCAAAATGGCGTCGGCTCTTACAGCCTCTCCAATTGATCCGGCTATCGCTGATCCAGCAAAGGAGGTCACCCCTCCTAAGACGGCGGATTTCAGAACGTCGCTGGCATCACCACCTTGAATGGCTGTTGCTGCGGCAGAAAATGCTCCAGCACCAATTGCCGTAGCCGCCGCTGCGCTGACAGTCCCCAGGCCGATTGCAGACGCAATTGCCGCCCCTCCAGCGGCAAGCGCACCAGACGCGCCAAGAGCAACGGCAATGAATGGTACTGCTGGCATTTACAGCTCCACCACGAATACGTTGAGTTTTTTGCCTTCCACATCAGCCTTGTACTGCTTGACAGGAAGGTCAACCATCTTTGCCAGCTTCTTGAATTTTTCGTCTTCCGAGTATGTGTATGCGGTTTTGACGCCGATGTTCCTCAGATACTTGGAAAGATCGAGAAAATCTTTTGCCAAATCTCTGGGTTTTGATTCTTCGCCAATTGTGTGGACTTCAACCACGCCCTCACCACGAACCATGATCAGGAAAAGCACATTTCCAAGGTGAACAAGTTTTGCGCCTTCGTCTTGCAAAATGCGAGCAAGACCACCCAACAGTTTTTGGGCCTCATCCTCGCTTTTTGTTGCCTTGCGAAAATAGTTGGTCGCAATTTTTACAACGGCCTCTTGATCAACTTGGTATTTATCTTTCATATCAAACCTGCTGGTTCACTGCGTTGACCAAGGATTGTGCCCAAAGCTGCCAGTCGGTAAAAGCGCCCGGTGCGGGAACGCCATCAACACCGAAGATGTCGATGCCCTTGAGACCCTCGCCCCAGAGCCGCCAGTCTGTTCTTTCGTTGGGGATTTCAAGCTGCTGCGCTGCATATGCTTCGCACATCAGGCTGGCCCAAGATTCAAACGTATGGCCGCGAGGATCATAAATTACCGCAAGAGACATCAATACCCCCTGACATCGCCAAAGTCGCCGTTGAGCAGCACCTTACCAAGTTGGTAATTGCCACCCTCGATGTTGCTGACAAATTTCAGCCGAAGCTCGCGGCGCTGCTCTTTCATGTCGATCTTATTTGTGTTTGGATCGAATGTATACGCTTGCGATGTTTGATCATCGCTTTGAGCGTATGGTCGGCCAGTGACGTATAGCTCCATCTCGCCCTCTTGGATGAAGTCAGGCTCCACGCGCTCAAGGCGCAGCCACCTGTTTTCGCCCACGGGAGAGGGTTGAGACGGCCCGCCAGAAACCCAGCCCAGGTCATTCGTCTCAAAGTAGCTCTCGATGGCGTTGGCCGTTACGCCCTCCACCGCATCAACCCCAAACTCGTGTTGCCAGAGCGATGTAAAGCTCATGACGCTGTCAACGTCCAGAGAGAATCCGGCTCCGGCTGGAATGGTGGCCGAGAGCGTATCTCCAACCTCGTACCCCGTGCCACGGTCGCTCAGTTCGACAGAAGTCACCGCGCCGCCGGATACGATGATGGTGGCAACCGCGCCAGACCCCGTCCCGCCCGTCAGACTGGTGTAAAGGTACGTCCCGTCCGTGTACCCGCTGCCTGGGGTGACGGTGATCGCGTTGACGCCGCCAGTAGCGTTGATCTCCCACCCTGCGTTGATCGGGAAGCGAAACACCTGGGAGAAGTACCCGGCAGAGCGCCGAGAACCGAGAGCCTCTCCTGCGTCATACCAGACGTTCTCGCGCACGTTGTAGACAATTGCATCGTTGCACTCGGTGGAGCTTCCCCGAGGATAGAACCACCAGATTTCACCGAATCGAGGCACCTTCGTGGCGTACACCTTTTGACGCTGGGCATAGTTCAGATTGTCAAAAAAGTAGTTCTGGTTCATGTTGTTCGGGATTTCCTTCACAACACCGTTGTACGACAGGAAGCGGTCAGTGCCGCACCAGTAGAACACGCCGTCATACTCAATCACCGACTGGCTCGACAGGATGGAAGACTGGCTGGAAATCAGGTCATAGCGCCAGTATTGCGGAGGCGTACCCGTACCACCGATGTAGGAGACCCGGATAAGGCCGTCAAGGCTCCAAAACAGCCCGGATGGGGAGTTGGAGCCACCGCGCACCGGAAGCCCTTGTACGATCTTTGAGGTGGCTACGTTGACCTCGTTTGCGTCAGCAGAGACCCAGTCGTTCAGGTTACCGGCAGAGCAGTTCTTCAAAAAGCCGTTGTTGCCGAAGACAAACACATACGGGTGAAGCGTCACCACTCCGCCGGAGACGTTGATGTTGTTGTCAAACGTGATGGTCACCGTCCCGCTGGCCGTGGCCGGGTTGGAGATCACTACGTTGGTCGTGCTGACAGAGACCACAACCGTATCAGCAGGGATGCCCGTCCCGGTGACGATCTGTCCTGCGCCGATCAACGGGTTTGCAGCGGCCAGGACAATCGTTGCGCTGGTGTTTGTCGTGGTTGCGGTGTCGGTGAAGACGCCGACTGCCGACATCGTCAGGCCAGTGATCGATCCAGCCAAAACAGGGGTGTCTGTGGTGTTGTCAATCAGGGCCAAGTTCTGGCCTGGGTGGGCGAGCAACACGCTGTCTCCAGAACCGGAGACATCGAAAAATCCGTCAAACTTCCACAGGTTGTATTGGCTCGGCGTGAAGTCGCTCAGAACGAAGTCGCTCAGGTTTGAGCCAACGCCGTTGTTGTCAATCGGAAGCCTCTGGAGGCCGTCGCTGTAGCCGCTGAAGACGTTGTTGAAGGCGTTCTGCGGGTTGACGTAGATTCCGCGAGAAGGGCCAGCCAAGTTGTCGATGATGCGGCGGTAGCCGTACATCTTGCGCGGACGTCCACGCTGGAACCTGACCCAACGGCCATCGTTGTAAACCTCTTTGTCAAACACGGTTCCGTCGCGCTGAATCCCAGGCTTTGTATCAAGGGCAAAGACCTTCTTTGTCATCAGAACGTCCCTCCAGAGATGCCGCCGCTGAACTTTCCGGTGCCGGTGACTTCAATTCCGCCGCTGTTGATCAGCATCACCAGAGCGCCAAGGATTGAAAATCCGTTCTGTCCAACGCCTGGACGGTACATACCAGTGGTTGGCTCGTTCACATACGACACCGAGGGAATCGCAAGACTGCCGTCCAGAAGCTGGAAGAAAGACGCCCCCACCTGCACCGTGTTGGCGTTCAGGAAGTTTGTGCCGTCGCAGAACACAGTCACCTGCTGTCCAGGGGGAACTGTGACGTTGGAAGCGCCCACACCGCCAGTTGTAATGCTTAGACTGAACCCGTTGTCAACCGTCTGGTTGCTGATGATGTAAAGCTGAACGATTGGCGGATATGTGACCGTGACGTTGGAGGTGAGGTTGCCAACGTACTCCTGCACAATGTTTGCGGCCTCGCTCGCGGTCAGAGCGTAAGGCCCACCAGTGACCGACTTCACCAGCACATTGAAGCCGAAGCTCGCATTGATGCCGTAACCAACCGTCAGGTATTCAGAACCGTTGCAGATGATGAACGAGGAGTCCCCAGGCTGATACTGCTTGCTGGTCTGGTTGTCGATCTGCTCTCCACTGCTCGTGTTGATGGTGAAGGTTCCGGTTCCGTTGTTCTTGAACAGGATGAACCAGTTGTCATTGACCGTTGAGGTCAAAGGCAGCGTTGCCGTTCCAGAACCCCCATCCCAGAGCTTGAGTTGAGCGCGGTCAGCAAGAACGAAGCTGTAGCCGTTGGAGATGTTCTGCGCTGGGTGGCTTTGATTGAGCGTCTGAGAGATCGCCATCAAGCCCAAGCCAGCCAGGGAGCTTGCGTTGCCACCAGAAGACCCCGCACCAAACGCAATCACGCCCCAGGTGCCTGCGGCATCGGGGTTGGTGGTCACATAGATGTATTCGGCTTTCCCAGCAGCAATCGCAATGATGGTGCCGCCATCGGCGTCCTTGACCGTGAAGGTCTCAGAGCCGTAATTGAAGATCAGCGAATCCGTACCGACAGAGGTCTGATTTGCAGGCGGCATGAAAAGACTGAGGCCAGCAGATGTGGCCTCGACTTCCATGATCCTTGCCGCATAGTTGCCGGTGGCGTTGCCGTTGATCGGCCACGACAGGGTCGTGTTTGCCGCCAGCGTGAACCGGCGGAAACTTACGTCTGTTGGCTGAATTACATCGCCAGTGAACGGAGAGATGAAGCTCATGAATCCACCGCAATCGTTTGACGATCAGCAATCCGCAGCTTGTCTTCAGCGGTCAGGATGTCCATCGCCTGCTGGTAGATGCTCTGCCACATCGGAATGCGCTCGTCGTTTTTCAGGAAGGGCATCGCCTGGAGCAACGAGCCATACAAGATCGCCTGGGGCGCGTATTGCGTGAACCAGTTGGTCTGGTTGGAAACATCCAGGGGCTGGACGCGCTCGTAGTAGATCACCTCAAACCCATACGCATCATCAGGGGTGGGGGCAATCAGCCAGTGCGTGTAGTCGTAATCGCAATAGAACTTCGGAACGTCCTCTTGCGTTGCGTCGGGCCAGTATTCACGCAGATACTCGTACTTGCGGAGAAAGACCGGCTGGCGCTTGCCTGCGACGGTGATGTTCATCGAGACCGTTTTGTGCCAACGCGCCGGTTTGGCGATCACCGGGTCGCCCTGAGTCATGGTCGAGGTGTTGACCGTCAGGTTGCCCAAAAACTTGATCTGGCTGGCAATGATTTGCTCTGCCAGCATGATAAAGGTGGGGATTTTGTCGATTGTCGCCGTGTCGGTGCGTTCGAGATACGACTCGATGTCCGCCACCAGACTGTTGTATGTCATCACTGCGGCCATTCAGAGCCTCCTTTATCAGCAATTTGCTGTGTATTTTGCCACTTAGACACTTTTGATTCAATGCAAATCAGGACAGGAAAAGTTCAACCTCGCTTTTGCGGCGTTTGACCAGCCCAGGCAACTCTTTGCCGCCCCCCTTAGTCCACATCATGAACGCCTCTGCTGCGCCGGGCCAGTCGCCTCGATTGGCCTTCATGCGGATGGTGCTGCGCTGGAGATTTCCTAGCCCGAAGTTAAAGGAAATACTGACCAGAGCGTCAAACCGGCCTTGACGGCTAACACTGCCGGGAACAAGTCGAAGAACACCGCGTTCAAAATCTGCGACATCAACCGCGAAGAGATCATCAATTTCCTGTTTTGACCAGACACGGTTGTCCTCCTGTTTGAGCGGGTATTCGCTGCGGATCATCGGGATGTCCTCTTTGGTCTTTCCCGGTGGCCGCACCATTGGAAGCCTGATCTGCTCTTGATACAGAACGTGGCCGTACCCGATTGTCCAAATGTGCGCTGGGCACAAGTACGGGCGATTGCGGCACCCCTCGTACCTGTGCATCAGGTCTTCACCTGCTTTAGACAGCTTCATCGTCTTCTCTGTCAAGACTTTCTTGGATCAACTGCTGCTTAACAAGCTCCAGCACACCGATTACAGTCGCCATGTACAGCGACTCGTCATATTTGTGGATGGCCTCAAGCAACTCATCAACCAACCCATCTGCCAGTTTTCCTTGAGACAAAATCATTTCTTGCTCCACTGGCGGCTACCAAACCAGAACCCAATGATCCCGCCCAGCATCGCCATCTCGTCGCTGGAGAAAATCAGGCTGCTGTACTTGACGACATCGTCAATGTTGGTGATCAGGGTGGGATGGTTCCACAGGTACA